CATATCAGTACCTCCACTGACTTCAACTAATATAGTGACGGTAGAAGATACAGTACCTGGAGCTACTAAAGGATTAAGAACTTGCAAATACATAGTTCCTGTAAATCTATCGGTGCCCCACAAGCTTCGATATGGAGTTAAGGAAGCGTAAGGAACTACTATAGAGAATTCGTTGCCATATCTAATATCAATTATCTCTCTGTGTAAGAAAGCTGTATTAGCTATAGTAGGAGTAATCGCATTCCCATTATTAACAACATATTCATAAGGATAGAAAGACACTTGCAACCTCCCAGTGTGGAATTCAGTTTTAACAATCTTGAAGGTAAATTTCATTGATCCTCTCCACTGAGAATAGAAATTTGAAACCCAGGCAACAGGAGTTGGAAAAACTACTGAACTGACTCCATAGACTGATGCAACTATATAATCATGTGGACAGATATTATATGATTGTAATAACGTCCCTTCAGCTGCACTTTCATTCCAAACAATAGTAGAAAACCAAGCGGGAATAGATACTAGGTAACCAACAGATAACTCATCTATATCTGTCCCAGCAAAAGCAGTTTCTTCAATTTGATTGGTATCAAATATAGATAACTTTGTACCAGTATCTATCGTGTCAGTATTATTGTATCTGGGCATAATATATCTGACCATTCTATTTATATTGGAATAATCATGAGGTTTACCCCAGCCAAAAGTCATAGCAACTCGAGAAGCTATGTCAAGAGCCCAGGAAGCAGGAGCAGCTATAGAAGAAAGTAAAGGTACGGCTGATAAAATATTAGCGGCAGTTTTAGCTTTAATAAGGAACCCTGAAATAAGTCCAGTTTCTTGCTCTTGTGCCTCAGGTGTAGATCTTCTACTAACTTTTGATCTATTTCGAGTAACACCAGATTGGGGAACAATCGGCAATTTGAACTGTATATCCTCAAAATGCGCATATAATAGCCAATTGGCAGTTGTTGAGCCAGAAGGTGCAATTAATGGAGAATATGGTCTAAGGGTATAAATTCCATTTTTATAATTTCCAGCATTAGAATAAACTACTAAAGGAACATATCCAATGCAATTTATCAACGGAATTTCCAAAACTGCTTGGGTATCACAATTTAGATCTATTTCCACATGTGGAAGTTGCGTAAGTTGACATAGATTAGCACTATGCATTTTAATCCACGTGGAAGAGGAATTGACTTCGTAACCACCACCATCAGGAACCCAAGCCAAGATGTATCTTCCTTGCTGGAATCTATTAGCATTAACCTGCAAAGTAAGAACGGTTTTAGCTTTAAACGCTAAATTTCCATCTATTTTAGACTTCCATAATGGTTGATTAAAAATAAGATCTGCTGGCAATTGTCCTGAAGCAAGAGCTATAGGTACAGTATCAGTAGTAGAAAAGACACCAGAAGCAATAAGCTGTGGTTTTCCCAAAAATCCTTTTATCTCTTGGAAAGCTCCTGTTTCTGGGCCTGTAAGAATAGCCGAATCAACGTCTTTGAACGCAGTGATCGTAGTTTTAGGGGCGGCTGCATCATTGGTGGATCTAGTAGTAGATGCATTAGGAAATGACTCGCTAGAGTCCTCAGTTCTTCTAGGAACAAATGAGGCTCCAGCTTCTTGACCGATATTAGACGCGTCGGTCGCATCGTGTGGTGTGTTGTTTGTAGTTTCAGATGCGAATTTTCTACGAGGTACACTCGCCAATGTATTCTCGAAGTTATGACTCCTGGATGATTGTGGGGATACCACAAGGTTATCCTGGCAGTAAGGCTTAATAGCCCAACCTCTTCCAACAGCAAGCAGTCGTCTCTCATTTTCGTCATAAAATTCATTCGGGAGACTCTGTAACCAAGACTGTGGGTAATAAACCACAACATAATTCCTTGTTAAAACATCACTGCGTAACAAAGAAAAATTTGTATTTGATGGGGGTCGAATGTCCGGATATTCAGCTAAAGAAAGCAAAACATCCTTCTTATATTTCTCAAACAACTCTTGCGGATGTAAAGATAACTCTTCAAACATCTTAACAAGAGCAAATTCGAGATCAGCAATCATAGAAGCACCACTCCTGGACCAATAAGGAGGTTCCAGAACAGAATCAAGATCAAGAGGAGCTATATACCTTTTATGAACAAAATCATAAATAAAGTGTCTTTTAAGAAATGTAACTTCTTCAATATTACGCATTTCTTTAGAGAAACCAATTTCTTCTTTGTTCTCTGGAGTATATTCCATTCCAAACTTGGCGAAAGACAACTGTAAATTAACTTCATTGAATTTTGATTTATACGCATTGTTAACTGAATAACAGTTGTCGTCACCTTTAGTAATCAAATAACAATGTGTATTAAATTGTGTGACAGATCCAAAAATATCAATCCATCCTAATCTAAATATCATATGGTTATATAAATCATTAATAAATGGAGTCATAGGATGACCTGAAGGTAAACTAGATGGCCAATACATTAAAGTACGCCCATGAAGATGGAGTGAATTAACAACTTCAAACCATAACACAGACCGTATTTTATTACCTTCAGGATCATCGTACCATTCATTAATGATTTGCAATATTTGCCAATGAATGGATGGTTGTTCACACATATCAAAATTTTTGTAATCTCCAGCTCCTATATTAAAGGATTTTTCACCAAATTGCAAAAGTTTCCTAGCAATAAAATCCCAATCATCAGAATACTCAGTCACAGATATTGAAGTACCATTTTCTATACCATTCATAATCAGCCACTTCTGGAAAGCTCCAAAATACATTCTATGGGAAATAAGTAATGGAGTAGGAGCGCAAGAAAACATACGAACATTACCTTGATCTACTTTAGATAACTTTCTACGCTCATCTTTAGCACAATCAATAAACACATGAGTGCTGCGAATACCTTTGCTAGCCCGATTAATAATAAGTTCAACTTCTTGACGCAAATCATCACATTCAAGTGTGTCAAGATTATAATCAAGGTCAGAACCAAAAAACCTTTCCTTTGTTTTTTTTCCAGGATAGGTATTATATGGAAATCCGGCAGAGGTAACTCTTGGGATAGAATTAAAATAGGAAGATCTATCTCCAAGTACTGCAACATTAAAAGATAAAATTTCAGGTTCAATCACATGAACACTTGTATGTCGAAGATTATCTTGTAATGATATTCGAGCTTCCTCAAGCATTTCATTGGGTATGTAAACGTGAGTTTTACAATATTTTGATCTAGCTATCGCCATAGGATCAATCAAATTCCCTTCCTTATTCAAAAAAGGCTTTAGATGTGATTGACTGGTTTTTGCAGGACCCCAAGCTTCATACAGAGGGGTCCTAACAATTTTAGATCGACCAGTACTTCGAGTTCCTAAACTTTGTTTTACCAGACCAATTACTTCCATATTATCCATATCCGGAACTATTGGGTCTAACTCTAACTCTAATTGATCATACTCTTGATAGCTATTATCAACACTCGACAATAATTCTTTGATTATATCACGAGAAATAACAGAAGATACACCAATACGAGTTTTAGTAGATCCCGCAACATGCATTCCAATGATAACAGAGCCATGAAACTTATCATTAACAAACAAAAGAGCTCCACAATCACCACCAGTTGTATGCGCATTATACTTATAAGTTCTCTTAATCGTATATGGACAAAAAGAATCACTCTCAACAACTTGAGGTTTATCAAGCCTTCGAGAGCTAACTGGCCAGCATTCTTTGAGTTCTTTAAATGGAATCAATAAAACGCTATCAACAACTTGATACAAATCTATTTGCTTTTCGGTAGCAAATAAATGTTGTATATCTCGACAAGGTTGTAGATCAGGAATACAGACTATAGTTAAATCTATACTATCTCCAAATGTCGTTTCTCTCCAGCCATCACATAAATCTTTGACTGTAACATTATACTCAATAGA